ATGAAAAACGAATTAACCATTTTTGTTGGTCCTCCCCGCTCTGGGAAAAGTATACTAATGGATTCTTATATACAATATTGGGAACTTGGAGGTGAATGTAAAGTAGGTACTCTTGTAAAGCGTACAAGAAGAGGGCTGAATTTCAATGATAGGTTTTGGATTGATATAGAGAAGTTTGATATCCTTTTGTTCGATGATGTAAGAAAGCAACATTTATTACGTTATTTGGATGAAATAAAGTCCCATTGGGAAGTTCTTCCTAAACCTGTTTTTATGCTTACGAATGACATGCCAGATTTTGAAAAGTTGAAAAAGTACGGAAATATCCGGGTATTTAAATTCACTCCTGCAGAACAGGTGTTCCCCCTTGACGATAAACTGGAATTATGTAATGTCTTTTCTTTTATACGTAAATATATCAAAGAAATATGCAATGAAAAATAACGAAGAATTACAGAAAATCAGAAAATGGCTTCCCCGTGGTTACGCTAAAATCATTCAGGAAAAGACAGGAAAAAACATTGCGTCAATTTACCAGGTTGTTTGTGGCAGGACCTGCAATGATGAAATCTACAGGGCTTTGCTTGACCTTGCCATTGAAAATAAAAAAGAAATTGAAGAACGTCAGAAATTAATATCAACCCTTTAAAATTTAGTTATGTCAGAAATAAAAAGTATACCCGTAAAGGTTGTCATCGAAGATGTAACAGGAGAGAATGGAGGCCTTATTTGGGAGTTGAATCGTGTTGGCGTGGAAGTTGGAGATATCAGAACCGGACTTTATAATCCTGAGAATAAATCAGTTCAGTTTTCAATAGGTTGTAACGACTGTTCTGTTTGGGTAGGAGAGACTTGCAGACTTTTAGAATCTTAATACTAACAAAAATCCCGCCTGCGGTTGGGGAACTTTCAGCGGGATTAAACTTTATCAATTATGGAAACAAATTTAGGACAAATTGGCCAAAGTGCCAACATTCCGGCCGGAATATTTTCCGGTACCGAAATATTCGCCCACAGAGGGGAACTATATGCAATTTACAACGGCGTACGGATTTTATTCCAGGATTTACCCAGTATGGAGAAACGTAATTTTGTAGAAATGTACATGAAAGACAAAGAAGGCCAGGAATTCATCCGGAAACAATTCGGTATTACCGGTTTTGAGTCCGGTTTCAGGCAGTGGCTTTTCTGCAAATTCGGAGCCCTTGACGGAGATCCGGACAGCATCGATGATCAGATCAATCCGGATACCTACAATTCTGCCTGCCAGCGAACCAATTGTCCGGGTCGTGGAAAAATATGCGGCAGCGATATCGCATTAAAAAGTCACGAAATTGCAACCCTCCGTGAATTGAAATCCGGCAAAACAGCCAAAGAGATTGCAGCCTCTTTGTGTATCTCCGAACCTGCCGTCAAAAGCCGGATCGAAAAACTAAAAGACAAGTTTAATGTAACCAATGCCGTTGCGCTCATCGGAATAGTTACAGAATTAGGAATATAGTCTGTGTTGAGTGACCTCCGGATGCCGCACCGGGGAAAGTCCAAAGCGGTGAGTCCTTTCACAAAGTCCCGGCCGTAGCGTCATGGCCGGGATACCCTCCGGAGAAGATCGCAGGTGCGTAATATGTAAGGATAACGGCTATCGCGCGAACAGCTGACAGAAGGTTATCCGGGTTCGAATCCCCTCTCCGGTCAATTAATTCCCAACATCAAAACATGAAAAAGAAAGAACAACACTACCGCGTCTCTGACTTTGAAAACGCCATCCGGAAATCGGATCTCAATATCCTGATTTCAACAGTCAACTATCTTCCTGATTCTCTCCATGTAAAAGAGATAGTCGGATTTGTCGAGCAAAATAACCGGGGCATTAGGGTTACCTGGAATAATGCCGGCGAAGCATTTGTAGCAACTGCCAGAACACCAGAATTTGATATTAACCTCTAATTCTTCAAATATGAAAATACATTACTTCTATAACCATGAACAGGGAGGTTTCGGTTTCTATAAATTAGAACTTCGGGCCTATCTGGAAGAAAAGGAATATTCAAGATTAGGAGAACTAAGATTAAATTTTCGTTGTCTTGAACACCTGAACATCCATATTTCGAAAAATCAAAAAGCCTTTCAATCAAATGATTTCACACATCGTTACGGTGCAGAAAACTGTTTATGCCATTTCAGTCATTCTGTTCGAGAATTAAATGAAGACATGAAATCCTGGGGTTTATATCCCATAGACCGGAGAAACTATGAAAGATTTCGAAAAGTTGGTATCAAACTATACCAAAATACTGATCCAGTCAACTTCTCAAACTTTACCGGCCCTCAAAAAAGCATAGGACGTGTCATAATTGGTGATTAACTTATAGAATTTGAGTTATGGAGAAAATTTACATGATAAAGTACACTCTTACCAGAGTCCCGAAAAATAAACTACAAAAGAATATCGATAAATTATTACGGGTCGATGACCGTTTTCTGTTAAAAGAATCAGATTTTGATAAATACAAAAAATCGGTAGACGAACGAATACAGAAAGCCAACGAAACAAATCGCAGGTGTAAACCCGAGAATAATTCCCTTGAAATAAGATTTAAATTTAAGGATTTTCCTGACGATCGGGAACTCTTTATAAACGATTCTATGTTTATTCTGAAATTTTTGGAAATAAAACCAGAAACAATAATCGATCACCATCTTTTAAATATTTAACGATTTAAAATAACTCGTTATGTTCGGTAAACAATGGACTAATACAGAGGACGATTTTATGAGAAAACATTATCCTTCTGAATCGAATCCTGCAATCTGTGAAAAACTGGGAAGAAGCCTCCGGAGCGTATATTCCCGCGCAAAAATCCTGGGACTGAAGAAAAGCCCGGAATTTATGCAGGAACAATGGCAAATGTTGGCCGTGAATTTACAGAATAACGGAAGACGTTATCGTTTTTCCAAAGGAAATATTCCGGCGAATAAGGGAAAGAAAATGCCGGCAAATGTTTATGAGAAAGCCCGAAAAACAATGTTCCGGAAAGGAAATATCCCGGCCAACCATAAACCGATCGGATATGAACGAATAAATGCAGATGGCTATATAGAGGTGAAAGTTGCAGAACCCAACAAATTCAGATTAAAGCACCGGGTGGTTTGGGAAGAGAATTTCGGGATTATTCCTCCGGGATATAACGTCCAGTTCCGGGACAAAAACCGGCAGAATCTGACCCCGGATAATTTATATCTGATCAGCCGGTCAGAACAACTAAAAAAGGAAAATAGCATGTATGCCCGGTATCCGGAAGAACTGCAGCGGGTTATCCGGATAAAAGGAGCACTACAACGTCAAATAAATAAATTCAGGAAAGATGAATAATACAGGAATTACTTTGGTAGATGTCCGGAAAGAAGCTATGGACGCTATCCGGAAACTGAAAAGCGGGGATATCGATGTAAAAACAGCTGGCGCGATAAAAGATTTACTGAATACGGTAGTGGATACAGCCAAAACACAGGTGGCTTATATCCAATCGATCCCCAATACAATAAAAGACCAAATGTCTGTGAATGAAGTAAAAGCCATTGCCGGAACTTTAGTAGACCGGGATGCAGAGCTGGATTGTTCATTAGCAGAAATCCGGCAAAACCAAAAACAAATTTACAAATAAAGAGAAAACCGTTTTAATCAACTATCAATGAAAAAAGAACTCTCCCGCAACTGGGAATATATAACAATCAGAAGAGATCCGGCCAGAGCAGAGTTTATTTGCAAAAATCTTCAGCGATGGGGATTCGAAACATTCATTCTGAAGCATAAAACGGTAACATCTCCGCTTCGCTGTTATGTATATGTCAGAAAAAATAAAACGAACCATGCTGCAACCAGATAAAACTTTACAGTCTCTTTTGCTCCTCTTTGACCGATATGTCCTCAAAGAGAAAAACGGAAAATTCCAATTTAGCGGTGAAATATTTGAATACCATTTTGCATGTGAAGTACCGGTCGCAGAATTGGTGACAGAAATCGGCGGATTCCTGACAACGATTCCCAAATACATGTGGAATCTGAAAGAGCAGGACAGCAAAATTCAAGGAAAATGAATGTAACAACGTAACTATGTATGTAGAACAGCAAAACATATTGGATGCCACAAATGGTGGCCTGGATATCATCCTGTATTATTATCCTCAGGCCCGGCAGGCCTTGGAAACAAGGGAAAAGAGATTCAAGATACGGGAAGAAAGAACGCCTTCAGCTTCTCTGAAACAAGCCGCTGACGGCAATTGGCTGGTAACCGACTTCGGAGACGACCAGGTCCCCCGCAACGGTATCCAGGTATGTGCCCGGGAAGAAGGGAAAAGCTTCCGCGAAGCGATAGCTCTTTTAGCCGGCCGGTACAATATCGGTGCCCTCAGGCAGAATATCAATAAGCCGGATGTGGAATACCGGGACGCCCGGAGCGATGAAGAAGAAGGCAGCTATTCCTTTGAGGTCAACGACACCATTTCCGACGATGAATTACAGGTTCTCGGTCCTAAGGTAACCAGAGATGTTTGCAGAAAATACTACGTCTTTTCCCTCAGGTCGTTTACCTACATCAAAAACCGGAAAGCCCGGATCACCCGCGCAACGGAAAACTATCCTATTTTCCTGTTCGATCATCAGGACTGGAAAAAAATCTATCAGCCGCTTAATCCGGAAAAGCAATATCGTTTTTCCTATGCCGGCAATAAACCGAAGGATTACATCAACGGCCTTCACCAGCTCCAGAAAGCGTATGAAGATTCCCGGAACAAACAAATGCGGGAAGATCCGGAAGGCCGGGAACAGGAAAAAGAAATAGAAAAACTTCCGGAAGCCGTTTTATGCAGTGGCGACCGGGATTCGCTCAACGTTGCCGGCTTTGGTTATCACGTCCTCTGGCTAAACTCCGAGACAGCCCGGCTGACAGAATCCCAATACAAAATGATTATGCGGTGCGTGGAAACTTTATACGTTCTTCCGGACATCGACGAGACCGGTATCCGGTCAGCCATCCGTTTGGGATTGCAATACCTGGATATCCGTTTTATCTGGCTGCCCGAATCATTACGGGAATATAAGGACAACCGCGGTAAACCTCGGAAAGATCTCCGGGATTATGTAGAACTCTATCCGGACCGGAAAGACTTCCAGAAACTGATGAATGTAGCCATGCCCCTGCGTTTCTGGGATGAAGTGACAAAGGAGGACGGAAAAAGATACTACTTCAACGATGAACACGCCCTGTTCTTCCTGAATGCAAACGGCTTCGGCCGCATCGAATATAAAAACACCAAAGGTAAAAGCATTTTTGTCCGTGTCGAAGACAATGTGGTACGGGAAGTGGAACCCGAAGAAATCAAAGATTTCATGCTGGAATTCATGGAAAAACGCTATCTGCCCATTCCCCTCCGCAATGTGGTTCGTAAACCTAATCAGCTTTCCGAAGCCACCCTGAAAGGACTGAAGAAGCTGAAACTGGATTTTACCGATTATGATGCCGAATCCCAGTTCCTGTTTTTCCGCAACAAGACCATAAAAGTCACCGGAGAAGAAATCAGGGAATTCCGGCCCGGAGATACATCACAGTGCGTTTGGGAAGAAAAGGTAATCCCGCACAATTTCCGCCTCCTTCCTGAGCCCTTCCGGATCACCTGGAATAAGGATAATGATACTTATGATATCGAAATTTATAATCAGGACAGCTTATTTTTCTGCTACCTGATCAATGCCAGCCGGGTACACTGGCAAACGGAACTGGAAACCCGACTGGAAGAAAAGGAACCGGAATACCGGAAAAAATACCTGCAGGAACACAAATTTTGTATCGACGGGGAATTACTTTCTCCGGAGGAAATCCGCGATCAGAAAGAACATCTCATCAACAAAATGTTCGCAATCGGGTATTTGCTCCACCAATACAAGAACCGGGCACGTCCCTGGGCAGTATTTGCCATCGACAACAAAATAAGCCCGGAAGAAGAAAGCCACGGCCGGAGTGGTAAATCATTCTGTTTTTCTGCCCTGAATATCTTTAAGAAATCGGTCACACTGCCCGGCCGGAATCCGGAGATTACAAAGAATCCGCACATTTACGACCGGGTGACGGAATACACAGACTATATCCTGGTAGATGATGCCGACCGGTATTTACCGTTTGAATTCTTCTACGACACGATTACCGGCGTGATGACCGTCAACCCCAAAAACAACCAGTCGTACGAAATTCCCTTCAGCAAATCCCCGAAGTTTTGCTTCACATCCAATTTCCCGCTCCGGAACTCGGACGATTCCACCGAAGCCCGGGTATTGTATACGGCATTTTCAGACTATTACCATGAGAAAACCGAACGCAACAACTACAAATCAACCCGGAAAATAGCCGACGATTTCGGGAAAAACCTTTTTGACGATTACAACGAAGAGGAATGGAATGCCGACCTCAATTTCTTCGCCCAGTGCCTCAGGTTCTATCTTTCGATCCCCTCCCCCCGGAAAATAGATGCTCCGCTGAAAGATGTAACCCTGCGTAAACTGCTTTCCGACATGGGATCGAACTTTAAAGAATGGGCCGATGTCTACTTTGATCCGGAAGGAAACCACGTAAATGTATGTATTGTCCGCGAAGAAGCCCTGGAGGATTTTGTAAAATCGACAAAAACAACCCGCTGGACAACCAACAAATTCACCAAGTCCCTGAAAGCCTATTGTGCTTACAATGGATATACCCTGAATCCGAAGGATCTCCAGAACTCCCAGGGACGTATCACCCGGAAGATTGAAGGTACTCCTAAAGATATGATCTATGTTAAAACCAAAACCATTGATCCGGTAGAACTAACCGAAAACAATATGAAAGAAAAACTGAAAGAAGACGATAAACCGTTCTGATGGAAACGTCCGGAATATATCGGAAAAAGGTCATTGATTTTCTTGACCGGATGCCTGTTGGTTCTGTGTACATCATCGACCATATCTGCAAGGCAGAGAACAGGGATATGTTTATAGAAATAGTCAAAGAATATATCACTTCAACACGTCGTGCCTACAGTAACGGAATCGAATTTACCAGCGACTATTCCCGGATCCGCAAGATGGATGTCTCAGGACTTCCGGAATTGTATTGAACCTTAGCTATTTTGATCCGTATAGTTACAATTGCCGTCCCTCCCTATCAGACAGGGGAGGGATTTTCTTTGATCTTAACGGCTTCCCCCTTTTTCCCCTTAGAAAAAATACCGGAAAAAAAATGTAACTCTGTATCCATTCGCTGAAACTCCAATAAACACAAAGGTTACAAGGTTACATTCTTATTTTTTAAAGGATACAAGGTTACAAAATAAAATGTAACCAACAGAAGGTTACAAAAGGTTACATTTTTGCTTTTTTTCTGGTTACAAAATGGAAATAACCGGACTGCTGGAGTTAACACAAAGTATAACAACCATTTACAAAAACAATTTCACTCAGGATACACGGTTACACTTTTTTCCGGTAAAAACTGAATTAACGTGTTAAACTTCTCTCCGTACTTTCGCCGGAAGGTCCGATTTTATAACTTTATACAATAAAAGAAAGTCCATGACCAAAAACATCATTACGATCGATCTTCCTCCCCATCTGGCAGATTACTGCCGGCATGAATTCGGGGTGGATAACGAAGGAAACATCATCCTTCGCCGTTCCCATGATATCGGCAAACAGATATACTCTCATATTCTGACATCCGATCTTCCCCGAAAGCAACTTCCGGGATTACACCCCACCCTTTTTATCATTCCGGTCACTAAATCCAATCGTTATATCCTGGGATCCCGTTTCCTTTATATATCACGATGGGGTGAAGAAAAGATTCAGGACTATATCGAATCAGATTTCAATCAACGAATGCGGATCCTGTTTGAAGCCGGTTACCGGAAAAACTATTCCCAGAAGCAAATCATTGAAGCCATTCTCCAGGCATATAACATCAAAAACACATCACTCAACTACGAGGCTGTGAAAAAATCTGACTACCGGAATCAGAAAAAAATACGCCGTTTGGTGTTCGACGACCTGCAAAGCATTGTAAATTAATAGAATATAAAATATTTCAGTGTTTTTGCCGGATCCATAGGCTAAAACATTGCGCAAAAACAACAAATTGTCCCGATGCGAAATCTTTCTGTTATCACCACCGTCCGCCTGGCCCTGTTCCGGAACTGTCAGCTACCCTCTTACCCGGTATCCCGGATAAAATTATCGTCCATTTTACACACGGGTTACCATTTTGAAGTCATTCCCGGCATAAAACCCCTATCCTGTTCCTTCGAAGAAACCGAAAAGGATTCGGAGGCCGGCACCTGCTTCGAGAAAAAACTGAAATTCGAACTATCCAAACTCCGTCCGGAGCTTTCTGCCCTGCTGGACCGCTATGCCCATAACCAGGTCGTTGCCGTCATCACGGATGCCAACGGATATTCCTGGCTGGTCTGGCCGTTGATACGGACCATAAAACGAAGTTTACCCGGTACGGCTAAAAAAGCGAACCTCACGGAAGTAAATTTTTCGGGCAAAGGAATCTGGGAATCACCCTGCGTCGAGCTCGACTCATAGTCCTTTCTTTCCGGCGGCTCCCGTTGTAATATTGACAGTCAGTTACACTTCAGCCGCATGAAACAATCTTATTATAAAATCAGCAACAAATCTGCCGGAGAAGCCGAAATCCTGATCTATGGAGTGATCGGCGACAGCTGGTGGGAGGAATCCGTTACAGCCAGACGGTTCGTCACCGATTTCAAGCAACTCGAAAAAACCTGTTCCAGGATAAACATCCGGATCAACTCTCCGGGCGGATCCGTGTTCGACGGTTTGGCCATATTCAACGCAATCCATTCTTCCCAGGCTGATGTCCACACCTATAACGATGGACTGGCCGCTTCCATGGGTGCCGTCATTCTGCTGGCCGGACAGACCGTACATTCTGCAAAAAATGCCCTCCTGATGCTTCATTCTCCCCTGGGTGGAGTATACGGTACTGCCAGGGATATTCAAAACTACCTGACCGTATTGGACAAAGTGAAGGGATCCCTGATTACCTGCATCTGCACGAAATCCGGAAAAACACAGGAAGACATCGAATCGAAATACTTCGACTTCGAAGATCACTGGCTCAGTGCTGATGAAGCAATAACAGAAAACCTGATCGATGAGATCGAAGAACGCGAAGCCAAAGTACCGGAGAATATTACCTCGATGACCTATTCCGACATTGTCAACCAGTTTAATGACCTGATGAAACCGGATCCGAAACGGTTCAACGTACTCTCCTGGCTGAATAATCTCTTGACAAATACCAAAACAAACGATGAAATGAATCTATCCGAACTGATCAAAATCTGTAACATCGATGCCAAGGCATCGGAACAGGATGTGCTGGAGCACATCAAAAATCTGATAACAGAGAATACAACTCTGAAAACAGAGAAGGAAACGGCTGAAAATGCCTTGAAAACAGAACAGGAAGCCCACGAAGCAACCAAAACGGAACTGTCAGAAGCCCGGCAGCAAATAGAAAACCTGAAAAAGGCCCCCGGTGACCGTTCCGATGAAGTGAAAAAAGAAACCGACGACACCAGGAAAGAAACCGTCGACCGGCTGAGTAAAGAAGACATCGAATTTTTTGCAAATCTTTAATGCCATGCCAAATACAATTACTGAAAAACTGATTGGTTCCGCAGAAAAATACCGGAAACAACTTTTACAGCTTCCCGCCATAGGGGTGACGGAAGCCCTGGTGCACATGACAGGCCGTCCCGGAGTGATCCACAAGGAGACCACCAGCTGGATGACCGGTGACTTTGAGCTCCGTCCGTACAACGGTGAAAAAAATGCCGGTAAAAACGTCGGATTGGATGCCCGTACGCTGGAAACATTCCTGGGATCCTGTGTCGAAGAATTCGACCCGAACATCCTCCGTTCCACCATTTACGGTCAGCTGTATGCCAAAGGAGGAAAAATCGAAGACGAACAGATCCACAAAGGGATCCTGATGAAGATCATGAAAACCCTGATGAAAAAACTGAACAACAGCCTGTTCACTGCCGTCCGGAACGAAAACGGTACGAAAACCTCAGAATTGTTCAACGGTTTCGATACCATTACTCAGAAAGAAATTACCGACGGAAACATTAGTACAGCCAAAGGGAATTATATCGAAATCGAGGAAATCACCTCCCAGAATGCAGTGGATATTCTGAAGTCCGTTTACCGGGCCGCTTCGGATGAACTGAAAAACGAAGAAACAAAACTATTCATTCCCCGGACGGTATACGACGCTTACTGCGACGACTATCAGCTGACCGTCGGTGCAGCGCCTTACAACAAGGCATTCGACAAAACCTTTGTAGAAGGCTCCCAGAACATGTGCGAGCTGGTACCGCTGGTATCGAAAAAAGGTTCCAAATTTTTCCAGTTAACCACTAAATCTAATATGCTTTACGGTTACGGAAACGGTGTCGAGAAAGAAACCATACGCGTGCGCGAATGTGATAATCCCTTCCTGCTGCAGTTCGTTGCTGCCTTGTTCTTTGGAGTCGATTACGAATACATCGGAGAAGAGAGATTATTGGTTGCAAAACAAAAAGATTCTATCGGTTCATAAGAAAGGAGGAAACTATGTCTTTATATCAGGATTTAAATTGGGCTCAGGGCAAGAAGAATCTGCCTGGTCTTCGTGGCGTCGCTTACTTTATCAACAAAAAAGATATCGTCAAGTGGCCGGTATTGGCTGATGAAGGGGAATCGGCAACTGCCTGTTCCACCTATGTCGGAGATTTCGAGCTGGCTGCTGACGCCAAATGGAAAAAAGTGGACGTGATCCAGCGGAAAAACTCCCTGACATCCGAGCCTCAGGGCGAACGCGAATCAACGACCGTTCTCAATAAATTGTCAGTGAAGCATGCCGGAACCGACGAAGAGGCAATCGCATTGCAGCGCTACGGTAACCGGGACGACCTGGTATGGCTGGTGCAGGATATGAACAACCAGAAAAAATTCCGGGTAGTCGGTTCCCCGATTTTCGACAACATCACCAAAGTTTCCCTGAACCTCGGTTCCGAAGCCACTTCCGAAAAAGCCACCACCATCGAGGTCGAAGCTACGGATGAATGTCTGCCATTCTACACCGGAAAAATTGTAACCTCTGAAGGTGACATGAACGCGCCGGATCCTGCTCCGGAAGGTAGCGTGTAAACTTGTGTTTCTCATGATGATGAATCCCGCTGCTCCGGTGGCGGGATTTTTTTATTTATAAAAAAGTAGTATCTTAATAGTAATGTTATAGTTATCCGTTTGATATATGGATTTTTTGTCATAATTTTGTGTCGAGAAACAGTCACAGATAACCCTATACTTATGTCAGGCTTCCCTTTTAATGAACGTAAAGCACTTGCTGCAGTTCTTTTCATACTAAAAGAAATGGGAGGTAAGGTTGATAAACACAAACTTGCCAAGATACTTTATTACGCAGATGAAAAACATCTGTGCAGATATGCACGTCCGGTTATAGGGGATCGTTACATAGCTATGCCTTATGGACCTGTTCCTTCAAGTGTTTATGATGGTGTAAAAAAAAGCGCTGGTTTCCCGCTTTTTCAGGATGCCCTGGATTCCGACGGCAATGCGGTCATATCTGACCAAGAGCCGAATATGAAACTTCTTTCCCAAACAGATGTCGAGTGTTTACGCGAGTCAATCCAGGAAAATAAGGATTTATCATTTTGGGATTTGGTAAATAAATCTCATAAAGAGGCTTACAACAACGCCTGCGGGGGTACAATATCTGTTCTTGACATGGCAAAAGAGGCGGGAGCATCAGAGGAAATGATAGAGTATATTAACGAGCTAATGTCCGACTATCAACCCATTTGTTGATTATGCCAAAGTTAAGCGAACTACTTTCTGCCAATAGTAACTCTGTCAATGTTACGTCATATTCCATCGCTCCCGGGGATGTATTCAAGGTTTTTGATAACCGGACAACACCTCCGAAGATTAAATATCATATAGTAGTAGGTATTAGTGAGGAACGTATATTATTAGGAACTGTAAGAATCAACAGCAATATAAATATTAATGTTTATCGGGATCAGGCTTCTCAGTATCGATGCATTAAAATGAAAGCAGAAAAGTATGATTTCCTGGAGCATGACTCCACAATTGATTGTAATCATCTTATTACTCATAATTTGAAGGACATCAAAACATATATTAATTCTCATCCGGATGTTATATTAGGCGACATTACAACAGAAGACCTGGAAGATATAAAATTGCGAATGTTGGATGCACCGACTATAACAGAAGAAGATAAGGAAATATTTGGGATATCCCTTAACTGATATACAGGAAATAGAATCCCGCTGCTCCGGTGGCGGGATTTTTTATTTGCTGTAAAGAGCATCTATAAAAATTCGTTGGCACAAACAGTGCTTTCTTATAATCTAACTAAGTTGCAAATCATACGTAGAATACTATGAGGTTTATATAAGGAAAATATAAATTTTATAGGAGTATTATATAGTAATTATAAAATTAATATCTTTGCAAAGAATGGAAGGAAGCAGTAGACATACCAATCAAATTATAAATTCGAATATGCTAAACCCTATAGATAACCAGATACGCAACCTCTTAAAAAGTGGGTTGGAAACATTGGAACAACAATTAGATTCTGATATTTATACCTATTATGGTCCGATAGATGATTCAATAGTCCCACTCATTAAACATACTATTGAGCAAATAGCTAAAGAAAAAAAGCATACCCGTTTAAGTATCGTATTGACCACGGGTGGAGGAAGTGCAACCGCTGTTGAAAGGTATGTTAATATTATTCGGAATTTTTATGATGAAGTAAACTTTATCGTACCGGATTTTGCTTACAGTGCAGGAACCATATTTTGTATGAGTGGAGATAATATTTACATGAATTATTACTCTGTATTAGGTCCGATTGATCCCCAAGTAATGAATAAAGATAAACGCTGGGTACCAGCTTTAGGGTATTTGGATAAGATTAACGAATTGATAGAAAAAGCACATAAGGGAACTTTGACAAATGCTGAATTTTTAATATTGAAAGATTTTGATTTAGCTGAATTGAAAGGGTATGAGCAAGCTAAAGAACTAACCATTGATCTGTTGAAAAAATGGTTAGTTAAATACAAATTTAAAAATTGGACTAAAAAGCAAACATCAGGAGTTCCGGTAACTCAGGAAATGAAAGAAAAACGGGCTGAAGAAATTGCAGACCGTTTGAGCGATAATAAGATCTGGAAATCACATGGACGTCCGATAAATATAGAAATTCTGAGGGATTCTCTAAATCTTGTTATAGAAGACTACGGAAAAGATTCTAATCTATCAACTAATATTGATTCCTATTACTCACTATTAGATGATTACGTCAGAAAGAATGGTTTACAATTATTTATTCAAACAAGAAACTTCCTTTAATTATGGCAACAAACATCGAAGAAAAATTGAGAGAGGCTTTAGAAAAAGCTTCTGAGGATCAGAAGGCTGATAACAAGTTGTCTGCTTTTGAGAAAGCATTAGAAGAGTTTAATGAATTAGTAGAAAAGGGGATTATAAAAGAGAGGGGGTATACGTTGATGACAGGTTCTGAAATGTATAATCGAGATATTAGTTTCAATATGAAATAATAATTTTTATGACGGAGCCATCCGGCTCCGTTTTTCTTTCCTATATTTTTGCCCTTTCAAAAACTTTTCGTATTATTGCAGTGTTCAAATCATTCAAGCAAGGGTGGAGATAGACCGCCCTCAATCCGTTGGCGGATTTTTTATGTCTATCACTCAACACATGATAAACGCATGCGGCGTGTACCCCCGTCCTTAGTTGTAATGGCGAAAGGAACCCTTGCTTGAGGATTTGAACAACGGGACAGGCACGCCGTTTTCTGTGTCTAAGAAGTTCAAAAATCAAGCATTATGAATCAAAAAGTTACTTCCGCATCTACGGTGACGGAGCAAAAAATCAGGCAAACAATTTGCCCTTTCAAAAACTTTCCGTAATATTGCAGTGTTCAAACATATCACATAGGGTGGAGATAGACCGCCCTCAATCCGAGTAGCGGATTTTTTATGTCTATCACTCAACACGATAACATATAACGGCGTGTACCCCCGTCCTGTATATCGTAATGGTTGCAGGGACCCCCTATGTGAGAGTTTGAACAACGGGACAGGCACGCCGTTTTTCTGTGCCTAAAAAGTTCAAAAATCACATATTTATGGAAAAGAAAGTCACTTCCGCATCTACGGTGGCGGAACAAAAAGCAATCATCCGTGATTGCCTGGAAAAAACCGCTTACATCCGTCAAACCATGGCCCGGCTTTTTCCCAGGATAACCCTCAACGGAAATCCCGGATATACCCCTTCTGAAGATTGTGCCCTTAATATTCACGAAGATTACACGGTTTCAATGTCCAATGCCTTGGCCGATATTTACGGTCATCTTATCGGAAAGGAGGTAAGCCATGAATGAGGCTGTTTTCAACGTCCGGCTACAGGCTATCGAATCGGCTTTCCGGCATCTGACAGAGATGCGCCTTGAACTTGAACAGGAGGGAGTATGGAAACCCGGACGCCATTATGACCGTGATTCTGATTTCTATCAGTTTTTCCTGGGACTATCCTGTCGGTTGTCACAACTTTACCTTGATAAGGAGGAAGACCATGAATAAAAACAAAATACTGCAATACGTCACAGAGCTCCAGGAACTCCGTGACCGTTTCGACTCTGAATTATTTCCGACGACGCTTCCGATCGAGCATTGCCGGGATAACTTTCAGGAAGGAATGGACCGGGCAGTCGAAGCTGTAATGGCTGTATATGCCGACATCATTCTGAATGAAATTCAGACCCGGAAAGCCAAAGAGTAAATAATTTCAAAATGTTGGGAAGCGTTGGGAGTCTGTCCGTTGGACAGGCTCTTTTTTCGTCCTTTCCCTTTTCCGCTCCCTGTTCTACCTTTAAAATAAAAACAATGGCTAAAAAAGGAACTTCCAAAACAATAGCAACAAGTCCGCTCCCGGAAATTACCGGCGACCGGAAAAAGGACTGGCAGACTTTCCGGAGGCGTAAATCTATTGATTTCGGTATCCGCTTGCTGGAACGTTACGTACCCCGAAACGTCCGGCTGATTGCTTATTGCCGGGCATCCCGTAACCTGAAATACATTACTGAAAACTTAAATGCTATACTCCATGCAGACAATTAACGAATGGCTGGCCGGAAACCGGGATTATGCTTCCGGTCTGACTCTCCTGGCAAAATACTCTAAAAACAGGATCCTCCTGCAAAACCTTTCCCGGAAACCCCTGCCGGCAAAACTGGAATATGAATTACGCAAACTGTCAAAAACACCGGAACCACCCGTTGTTCCCCCGGCTAACATTCTGCCGGAAACAGCTCCGGAGTCTGTTCCGGCACCACTCACCGGAAAACCCAGAATAAATCCGGATGATTTACCGGATCATCTCCGGCAACTATGGCAGGAAACAGCCGAAAAATACCGTCTTGCCCGGACCCTCCACGAAAAATTGAAACTGTTGGCCGACGCTGATCAGCGCACCCTGCTCATCGGGCAGCTGGAAAATTACCGGAAAGAGATCCGGACCAACTGGGACGTAATCGATACCTGGGCCAAAAAACAAAATCAGGGAAATTCCTCCGTCACAGTAGACGAAAAGCGGATCAACGCCAACCGGAAATACCTCAGTGAAGGTAAAAAGGCTGTAACAGGTTTGTCCGGAGCGTCACGGGCAAAGAAACTGGAAGCCATGCAACGCCGGATTGATGAATTACTCGCTGCCGGAGAGAAGTTTGATCCGGAAAATCAGAAAGAACTGGAAGAATTGGGAATGAAATTCGATGGCTAAACCGAATACACTGGATCTGCTCCACGATCACATGTTCGGAGAAAGTTCCGTACAACTGACCGGAAAACAAAAAGAACAACTCCGGCGGTATCAGTCCGTTTTTACCGTCTGGCTGGAAAACCCGTGGATGTCGAATAAGGCTCTGCGGGAATTTCTTGTAAACACCTATGGCATTTCCGTCACCCAGGCTTACCAGGACATCAAAAACGTACAGATACTACTAGGAAACGTCAAGCGTGCCGCCAAGGAATGGTATCGTTATATTGCCAACGAAATGGTTAAACAGGCAATTTGCGACCTTGACAATTCCGAAGAAGATGTCAAATCCGCTTTTTTCAGGGCCAAAGCCAAAATCGCAGCAGCCGAAGCCCTGGTAAAAATCAACCGCCTGAATAAGATCGATGCAGATCCGTTCGACTGGGATCAGATTAAACTACCTGATTTCGAACCGACTAACGATCCGGTAGAAGCCGGAATCCTGACCGGGACATCCCGTTCCGAACTGGAAGAAAAGATCCGGAAACTGGAAGAGAAATATTCCGAAGTCATCGAAATAAAAGACGTACCCTATGAATCTGTCGCCAGAGATTAAGAAGCAATATTTCAATACGCCTCAAATGGAAGCGATGTATATCGCTGCCAATACCACTGTTATAGTCGGTGGGCGTCGCCTGGGAAAATCCCACGGTTTCGGGGCCCCTTTTCTTCTCCGGAACATGAAACACATGCCGGGCAGCTCCGGAGGGGTAGTCGGGACTTCCTATCAGCAACTGTTGACCCGTACACTCCCTGGTACGCTGAACGCTCTCCGGCAATGGAACATACAGCGCGATGTACATTACTACATCGGCCGAAAGCCCCCTTTATCCGCCAATTTCAAGGAACCGGTTATTCCTCCGGCCAGCTATGATAACTCCGTTATTTTCTGGAACGGGACTATTCTCCGGCTGATCTCTCAGGACCGGCCCGGAACTTCCAATTCACTGACTCTGGACTGGGGTCTTTTCGATGAAGCCAAGTTCCTGAACTTTGACAAACTGAAAGACGAAACCTTCCCGGCCATGGGTGGTTATTCTCCCAAATTCCGCGATTGCCCGTGGTACCGTTCAAAACTCATTATTTCCGATATGCCGACCACGAAAAAAGGATCATGGTTCCTGGTGTATAAAAACATGATGGATGAAGAGCTGATCGAAACGATCGCGTACCTGGTTGTCGAAAAATTCCGTCTGCAGACAAAAGCCAGGTCGGAAGGCTGGACAGATTCCATGCAGCGCTATTACCGGCAGATCGTCAGCGAAATGGCCCGCCTGCGTTCCGTAGCTATCCTTTACCGGGAATGGTCGTCCATCCAGAATCTGGCCCTTTTGGGAGAAAAATACATCCGTGACCTGAAGCGGGATCTTCCGCCCATGGTCTTCCTGACCTCCGTCATGTCCAAGCGGGTAACCAAACTACTGGGCGGTTTTTATTCCAACCTGAGCGAGAAGCATTACTACACCGATTTCAATAATTCATACCTGGATAATTGCGGGTATGATTTCGATAAGTTACAGGATGAATCCTGCCTTCAGGACGGGGATCTGGACTTTGACCGGCCGATTTGCATCGCATTCGATTACAACGCCAATATCAACTGGATAGTATGTGGTCAGGATGTTTCCATGCAGATGCGTACCCTGAACTCCTTTTTCGTAAAATATGAACGTAAACTCCGGGAAGTAATTCAGGATTTCTGTAAATATTACCGTTTCCACCGGACCCGGGAAGTTGTCTACTATTTCGATAGTACAGCTATTGGCAATAACTATGCGGTCAACGGAGATGATTTTGCCGCCACCGTCCAGGATGAATTTCAGAAACAGGGCTGGCGGGTCTATCCGGTTTACATCGGCCAGCCTATGCCACACCGGGAAAAACACAAAATGATCAATGAATCCTTTATCGGCCAGGGAAACTACCTTTATCCCCAAATCAACAAAGCCCATAACGAAGCCCTGATTCTGGCTATGGAACAAGCTGGCGTCCGGATTGGCACCAAAGGTTTCGAGAAAGACAAGTCCGGTGAAAAATACGCCGAAACTGAAGAAGATCTTCTCCAATACCGCACCGATGGAACCGATGCTTGGGACACTCTTTTCATAGGCATGAACAAATTTCCCCACCAATCCGGATCGATGTTTGGATTGGTATCGATGATGAAGTAATGTTATATCATTTCTTGAAGATAAAATTAAGACATTAGTAAATACTTGAACTGTCATTCGGGGAGGTGCTTTTTTATCCTATTCTCCCCTTTTTCAGTTTTCCAAAAGTGAACTTTCTGAATTTCAATCAATAAACATTGAAAACACCCCGTATTTTTTCAGTTTTCACGCACACGACCCCGCACCGCCCTGTCGATGAATCCGGTAATCGATAGGATCAATGGTACGTTATATGACAGCATTTTCTTTTGACAATCAGTTGATTACCTTGGTAATTGAAAAGGTAATCAGCGATTACCACTCTGTCCTTTCTTTCCGCTCTCCCTTCCCTATCTTCGTAATAAAAAAGAACTATGTTATCTATCTACAAAGCCAGGCAAATACTGGAAAGCAAACAGGAGGTAAACCTGAAATACTGGGACAAGGAAGGCAATATAATCACAGCCGATCAGGTGGTCTGTACATCCAGCTATCATGAGAATAATACCTTCAACCTGCTGCATACACAGTCCGGGGAAGTCCGGAAGATCCGGGCCTGGAATATCTTTGAACTGAACGGAGAGGAGGTGTGTCTATGATGGACTATGTATCCGTATTGGAAGTAAGCTCCGATGTTGCAGCTATTATTAACGAAGTTTCGTCAGCAGATCTGTTTGATAAAGAACCCACTCAGCCGGTAACGGTAAAAGGTTCTTCCCGTGGGTATGTACAATGGGGATATGACAATAATTTACCGCAACAAATCAGAGATAAAGTATACGATTCGGATGTTATGAGCCCTAACATGCTGTTCAATGTTCTGACTTGTTATGGGCGAGGTGTAAATTATACCCGGAAAGACGGTAGTCCCATAGAGGAAAAAGAAATCACAACCTTCTTTAAGCGTAACCGGTTAATCCCCCTGATGTGGGAAGCGATTACCGATATTAAGTTCTGGAATTTTGCCGTATTAGTACTGATTCTCGATAAGGAAGGCAACAAGGTAGTACAGCTTGTGCATAAGGAAGCCATGTATATCCGTCTGGAAACCTGTAACCCGGCAACCGGCCGGATAGAACATGTGTTGTATGCCAACTGGGAAGATCAGGAAAGTGCGGAACATCCGGAGGTCATCGAATTGTTGGATATGCGTGATCCCTGGGGTGACATGATGATGCGTTTGGGGCGACTCCCCGGAGCCGATGGACGCATGTTAAGAACAAATGTCCGAAAATTTGCCTTTTTGGTGCGTATCCCAACGCCGGGCAATAAGTATTATCCGTTTGCCTACTGGATGTCAACCCTTCGTTCCGGCTGGTATGACCTGAGCGTCATGGTACCGAAGGTCAAAAAGGCACACATGAAGTCCGGAATGAAGATCCGCTACCAGGTAGAAATTGATAAAGAATTCTGGACGTATCTCTTCCAAAGTGAACAAATAACCGATCCGGAGAAGCAAAAGGAACGTCGGAATAAAGAGATCCAAAATATCAAGGAATTTCTTTCCGGTCTTGAAAGCGGGGATAAAGTGTGGTTTTCGGGTTATTACATTGACCCGAATAAGGTGGAACACCGGTTGGTCCGCATCAACATCATTGATACAAAGAAGGAAGGGGGAGACTGGATTGAAGATGCCGAAGAAGCCGCTAATTTCTTGTGTTATGCCCAGGGCGTACATCCGCACCTGAACGGAGCAACACCTGGTAAAAATAAAGGTTCCCAGTCGGGTTCAGATAAGCGGGAGTTATTTACCATGAAACAAGCGATCGAAAAACCGGTCCGCGATCTTTTGCTGGAACCGTTGGTATTGGTAGCGGATGTAAACGGCTGGGACATCCGGTTCGATATTCCCGATATTATGCTGACAACATTGGATCAGGGAACCGATGCAAAGGAAATTTCACAAAATAAGAAGGATAAAGATGATACTGCAGAATAAAGAACAATTTATCAGATACATCCCGACTGCGGCGGCTTCCGATTGGAGGGATATGGAGACCTTTCGGGATAGTGCCGAACGCTGGCTGAAAAATGAAATCCTGGGACGCGTATTGTACGAAGAACTTGAAGCTGATGCAGAGCGGGAACAATATCAGGAACTATCGGATCTATGCTGTAAAGTAATCAGCCTGGATGCTTATCATCGGGCTATTCCTTTTCTCGACCTGGTACAGAATGCCAACGGCTTTGGGGTCGTCTCCAACCAGAACCTGGCACCGGCTTCCCGGGAGCGGGTGAATCGCCTGATTCAGGAAACAGCTCTGCAACGGGATGATGAAACAGAAGTTTTATTAGATTACCTGGAAGATACCCCGGCCTTTCATGACTCCTGGAAAGGTTCGAAAGCGTATTCGGTGCTGTCGGATTGCCTGGTGATGACGGCCAGAGAACTGAAACGGCTATGTAAATGGTCCGGAAGCCGGGAAGAATTTCTGAAGCTGAAACCGATGCTGACACTTCAGATGTATAGTGTACTGGGCCGTTGGGTAAGCCGGGCATATATCGATGAGCTGCTCGAACAACAGCGGGACAATGACGTCACCGAAGAAAATGCCGGTGTTCTGAACATGCTGAAGTTTGCTCTGGCCAATTACGTAACCGGTAATCTTAAAGATGCCGATGCTTTCCGGGATGAAGCGGTAAGCCTGATGGATGCCAGGCCGGAAGCCTATCCGACCTATGCCAATAGCAAGGAATACCGGACACGTCACCAAAACAATTACGAAAATTCAGCCGATTCACCGATTTATATTATGGGAGGAATATGAGAACTGTAAATTTAATTCTACCGCATTCCTGGGAAGAATTGTCCGAACGTCAGTTACTGTTCGTTTCTTCTCTGTATTTACAGGGGCTTACCCGGAATGCTTTTCTAACGAAGGCATTTATATACCTGTCAGGTTTACGTATTTTACCGGGCCGTTACGGTAACCGGGAGAATCCGGTTTATCGGTTCCGGAAGAAGGGAGAGAAAGCCTTTCCCATGTCAATGGGTGAAATCCTGGATTTTTGCCGAGAATGTGAATTTTTATTGGAATACCGGGAAAACTTTAGTCCGCTGCCGGTGCTTGCCGGCCGGAAGGCTTTGAATACCCTGATGTACGACGCCTGTTTCGGGCAATTCATATCGGCAATGGTTTACTACAACCAATTCAAGGATCCGGAACAAGACCGGCATTTCCTGGATAAATTATGTGCCGTGATGTACCCGGCCGGTCCATGGGATCCGGATAACATCCGGCAGGAAGAGTTCGCCTGTTTACCTTTACATGTCTGCTATACCGTTTTTCTTTGGTTCGGGACGGTAATGAACGTTGTCTCCAGAGAATGTCCGGGACTGTTTCGGGAAGCTTCAGATGATGCAGAACCGATTTCTTTACGGGAAAATATTCATGCCATGTACAACCTCGTGACAGAACACGATATTACCAAAGAAAAAGAGGTTGCCCGGCTGGAAATGTGGCGGGTACTCTACGATATGGACGAAAAAGCCCGCCGGATCAAAGAAATGAACGAACGCCTGGAACAACATGGAAGAGTTTAATATTACCGAATATGTCCGGAGAATACAGCAAAGTCTGAAAGCTACATCCGGATATGAATTCTGCCGGGTATCCGACCCGAAAGCAATGGAAGAAGTGCTCCAGAACAGTAAGCGCTGCGACCGCTTCTTTGCCCTCGATGACAGTCAGGAAGGTATGATTTTCCAGGGAGACGGCGGAGGCTGGTTTGAACGCCGGCCGGTAGTTATATTCTTACTGGGTAAATTATCAAAATGGCCCAATATGACAGGCCGGGAACGGATACTGAATGAAATGCGGAGCATTTACCGGAAAATTATTTCCCGGCTGATCCGCGACCGGGAACACCTTGAAGCACTTGCCTACCTGGCCGATGACAGCATCCCTTTCGACGAGATCCCGGGTGAGTTTGCCGGAGGTACCGCCGGACTTTTCTTTACGTTTACTGTGGATATCCCTCTGAACTTGGAATACAATGGGGCAGACTGGCAGTAATTTTACCGGATCGGTTACCGCCTGGAGCGAAATCACGATGAAAGTGCTACTGCAGCGGATGGATGTATTGGGTTTCGGTGCCGAAGCGGGACATCTGCGCAGTAGCCTGCAAAAAGGCCGTTTGCAGGTTTCCGACAAAGGGAATGACATTTACAACCTGATCATGTCGTTCAATTTATACGGTCGCTTTGTCGACATGGGCGTTGGCCGGGAATTCCGCCGGGGGAATGACGGACGGCACACGGAATCCCGGCGTAAACCTAAGGAATGGCTTTCCCGGTACTGGTGGGCACAATTCCAGCGGCTCAGAGAAATCATGAAAGAAAAGTATGCCAGTGCTTCTGCAGAAGTCGTTATGGACGAACTTTCCCAAATCATGGGTGGGGCGAAAACCATGAAGGGCTTTATGTACGCCGTCCGGCAGTCTGAGCGTAATGCCCGGAACTATGCCCGCCGCCGTGCCCTTCCCGGCAGGTGGACGAATAATCATAAGACGTGGAAGCCGCTGTAAAATAATTTTCCGAAAAAGTTGCCAAGTCAGGCAACTTTTGTTATATTTGCTGTATGAAAAGGGAAATAATAGCATTCGGAGATTATTATGACGATTTCATGAAAACCCTGTCAGCGGTTGAGCGCAAGAAGGTTCATTATATACTTGATCTTCTACAAACCGAAGATAGAATTAGTACGAAATTCGTAAAATTTATCAGAGATGGCCTCTATGAAATAAGGGCTATGTATAATGGAAATATCTACCGGATATTTTTTATTTTCGATGAAGGACGGATCGTAGTTTTATTTAATGGTTTTCAGAAAAAGACACAGGAAACCCCGGAAAATGAAATAAAGAAAGCACTAAGAATAAAGGAGGAATATTATGAAAGCAAAGAAGATTAAAAGTATCAGTGCCGAACTCGACGAATTATATGGTAAAGAAGGTACGCCTGAAAGGGAAGCTTTCAGAAAAGAAGCGTATGCGTATTACACCGGTCAAATTATCGAGCAGGCCCGCAAGGAAGCTAATATGACTCAGGAAGAACTTGCCCAAAAAATAGGTTCGAATAAATCTTATATTTCCCGGGTAGAAACTGGCAAGACAGAGCCCAAAGTATCTACTTTTTACAGGATTGCCGCTGCACTGGGACTGACTGTTGAGCTTACTCCTGCATAGGATAAGTCTAGGAGATTTAATGCCTTTATTAAAGAAGCTCTGGAAAATCAGTTGAAGTTATCAAATAGTTGATACTATAATCAGAAAATAGGAGGTGGATATCTATGACGCCTGAAAACAAAAAGGAATTTCGTACCGTCGCTATCATTTTTTTGATAACGATAGGAATCGGACTGTTAAGTGCTTTCGTTTCAATGTGGTTTTTAATAGCTTTTATAGTTTTAGCCTTATTCCTGTGGAACTGGCGCTGGGCGCTTGTTATTACTTTACCTTTAATCTGGGTATGCATTGATTTTTCATTTTCATTATAAATGAGCTGGGTTTTTATTCGGCACGCCCCGGTTTTCGCCGGGGCTTTTTCTTTCCCCTGAATTTTGCCATTTCAAAAACTTTCCGTATCATTGCAGTGCACAATTTTCATAGTAGGGTGGAGATAGACCGCCCTCGAATCCGAGCAGCGGATTTTTTATGTCTATCACTCAACACATGATAAACGCATAACGGCGTGTACCCCCGAATAGCTGTTGCTTAATGGTAATAGCGGTCCCTACTATGAGGATTGTGCAAAACGGGTCAGGCACGCCGTTTTTCTGTGCCTATAATGCACAAAATCATAGTATTATGGAACCAACCTTAACAACCGCCAAAGTGCGGAAACGTATTTCTGAAAGTACGGAAGCACGCCAGTCATTCATTCAATTCTTCCGCGACAACTACCCCCCTGTTAGGCAGCTTAAAATCATCGACGGCAAGTACTATTTCATCGCTCATGCAAAAGCCGGAAAACGCTACCTTTACGCCAAAGCCTATTCCCTGGAACGCCTGAAAGAATATTTCATCCTCCAGTTCAAGGAAAAAGTAGTCACCATGGCTTAGGCAAGCCTGGATACCACACGGAGTCTGTCCCTCCCGGGCAGGCTCTTTTTATGTCCTTTCCCCTCCTGCTTTGGCTGCGTAACTTGCCGGAAAAAAGAAACGATGACAGGAACCGAACAAACCCGTATAGAAGTGCTTTTGGATGGCCGACAGGCTTCCGACCAGCTGAAAGACCTTTCTAAAAATGCCGCAGCCCTCCGTATAGAATTGGCAAAAGCCTATCAGGCGAATGACGCCGGAAAAGTAGCCGAAACAGAGTGGGAACTCAGTAAACTGAATACCCGGATGAAACAACTCCGGAAAGAAACGGTAGACGTTCAGGCTGTCCTGAATAACCTTTCCGGTGCTACAATGTCAGACCTCCGGCAGTCCATCGCTTCGGTAGATGCCCGCCTGAACAGCAAAAATATAAGGCGGAATTCCGAAGAATGGAATAAGCTGACAGAAGTAAAACGTACTCTTATCGCCGAGCAAAAACGGCTGCGGCAGGAAATGGGAGCAACGGACGGCGCTATCCGCAAACAACGGTTATCGGTTGCCGACTGGATAGTATCATTGGGAATAGTTCAAAGGGCTTTTAATGGTGTAAAAAACTTCTTGCGCGAAAGCCTCTATTCTTTCAACGCTTTTGAAAAAAGCGTAAAAGGCCTTTCTTCTCTTACCGGACTAACCGGCAGTGAGCTGGATTACCTTTCCGATCAGGCAAAGGAATTGTCTACTTCCACTCTCGACGGTGGTATCATTATCCGGCAAAGTGCAACCGAAATTACAGATGCCTATAAAATGATCGGTTCCCAGCGTCCCGAGTTACTTAAAAATAAGGAGGCCCTTAACCAGGTGACACAGGAAGCTATCATCCTGTCGGAAGCGGCGGAAATGGAACTGCAGCCGGCTTCAAGGGCTCTTACGAATTCATTAAACCAATTCAATGCATCCGCTGATCAATCCCGTCGGTTTATCAATGTGCTGGCTGCAGGATCACAGGCCGGAGCAGGTGATATCAACTACCTTTCCCAGGCTATTGAGAAATCCGGAACCACGGCAAACCTGATGGGACTGGAATTTGAGCAACTGGTTGCCCTGATCGAGACAGCAGCCCCCAAATTCAGCGAAGCGGCGGTTGCCGGTAATTCCATCGATAAGGTCCTGATGGAAATGAAAGCAAAACAAATCGGTTACCGCAACGGTGTCTTTGACGTGAATGCCGCTCTGGACGAATTGGCCGGACGGTTTGCCAAAGGCGAACTGGCAGCCAATATTTTCGGCAAAGAACATGCCAAGATGGTGGAAGTGCTGGTAGATGGCCGGGAGGAATTCGTCAGGTATCAGGAAGCGGTCACCGGAACCAACAAAGCCATCGAACAGGCCGCAACCAATACCGACACAAACGATGCCCGCCTGAAACAGCAACAGAACCGCCTGGAACAGCTGCGTATAGAGTTGGGAGAAAAGTTGACTCCACTGGTCGGCGCCTTCACTTCCGGAACGGCTTCCCTGATACAGGTATTGATTCCGATGGTAGACCTTCTGGGTAAATACAAAACTTCGGCAGCGCTGCTGACTGCCGCTCTGACGGGACTAGCCCTGAAGGGAAAAATCTTACATGGCATAGAATTGCTGAGAAACGCTACCGGGAAAGAATCAGTTATCATCGGAAAAGCCAGGATTTTAGGCATGAACTCCCATATTGCAGCCCTGAAACTCCAGACGCTTGTTACCGGCTCTGCAACCATGGCGGAAAAACGGCATATCGCGGCTATCCGGCAAAAAATCACTGCCATGAAAACGGCTAATGCCGCTCTGGCAAAAACTCCCTGGGGTTTATTGGTCTCAGGAGCCTCTATGGCTATCGGACTGATCATCGATCTGGTTAAAAACACGGACAAACTGTCAGAAAGCCAGAAACGGCTGAATGAAATCGATCAGCAATATACAGGTAGCCTCAGGGAACAGACCGGACAAATGGAAATGCTGATGGTACAGATCCGGAAAACTAATCCGGGAACAGAAGAACGGATAAAATTAGTGGACCGCCTGAACGAACTGATACCGGATGTAGTGGACAAGCAAACCTTATACGGAGCCAGTCTTCAGGATTTGAAAAAATACGAAGCAGACTACCGTACAGAACTCGAAAAACGTATCCGCATGCAGGCTAATGAAGCAAAATATACTGAACTTGTCCGGCAGCAGATGGAGGCTGAAGAAGAACTCTTAAAAGCGCGTCAGGCACTTGCGCGGTCTGAAAGTGAGTTGAATAAAGCCAATACAATCGGGTCCGGAGAATATTTCATTACAGCCACCAGAACTGTAGAAAAAGCCCGGGAAAGGGTTGAAGAACTGGAAAGAGACTTACAGAATATTCAGGCATTAAAGGATAAAATTGATTTCACTTCAGCAGAATCTGACGATAACAATAGTACATACAACTTCAGGTCTGCAATAAATTTCGATGATAATGCTTGGGAAGATGAAATTGAAAAAGAAATCACTGCAGAAATTGAAAAATCTGAACTTTTAGCTGCAACCCGGGAAAAAGAATTGGAAAATCAGCAGAAATACCGGGAAGAAATACTTTTTCAGGCAAAATCAGCTTTGGAACAGGAAGACCGGCTCTATGAAGAACGCCTGAAAAAGGCCGGACTGTTCGGTAAAAAACAGATTGCCCTGAACAGTGAAGATGCCGGAATTTTACAAGCCCTGGAAAAAGAACACCAGGCTAAAATTTTACAGATTACCTCAAATGCCGAAAAGCAAAAACAACAACAACTCAGTCAGGCTGTAAAAAAAGAACTGGATACCCAAAAAGCCGGCTACGAACGTGAACTGACCGAACTCCGGATCCGCCACAACGAAGCCCTGGCCGACGAAACCCTGACTGCCGGAGAACGCAAAGATTTACAGGAAAAGCACCGGCAGGAAGAACGCGAACTGACCATCCGGCATACCCGAGATCTGATTGCTGTAATCCAGCAAATCCTAAACTCAACGGAAATAGACGGCATAGATCTGGCCGGTAATATTTTCACCCCGGAAGAAAAGGAAAAACTGGAAGCCGAAGTGCTGAAAGCCCGGGAAATGCTCTCCGGCCTGAATGCGGAGGCAGCAGAAAAAAAAGAGGGCGGGAAAACGGATGCGAAACAGCCTGCAGGTCTTCCAAAAGCGGATGTGGATATCCTGGGGATGACCCCCGAAATGTGGGAAACTTTCTTCACGAACCTGGAGCAAGGGAAATACGGCATCGAAGAAATGCAGGCCGCCGCCAATGCCCTGATGAGTGTATGGGGAACGGTAAACGACTTTATGGCTGCAAAAGAAAAGAAGCAGCTGAAGCAATACGAAAAAAATACCAAAGCAAAAAAAGCCGCCCTGGACAAACAACTGGATGCCGGTAAAATCAGCCAGGAACAATACAACGCCCGTGTTTCTCAGTTGGACGCCGAACTCGATGCTAAAAAAGCCGAGATTGAAAATAAGCAGGCAAAGAGACAAAAAACGATGGCTATAGCAGATGTTATTAAAAATACAGCTTTGGCTATTATGTCTATTTGGGCTCAGGTACCTAAATTTGATTTTGGAGCAACTGCCGGTATACTTACTGCAATGGTTTCTGCATTGGGAGCAGCTCAACTTGCAATCATCGCTGCCCAGCCCCTCCCGGGTGCTGAATCGGGTGGTTTTATCGATGTCGTACGCAGTCAGGACGGCCGTCACTTCAAGGCCAAAAACGATCCGGACCGGCGTGGATATATCGACCGCCCCACCGTAATCACCGGAGAATCCGGGCGGGAATTTGTGGTAAATGACGAAGCCGTCTCCAATCCTACCGTAAAACCGGTTCTCGATGTAATCGATGCTGCCCAGCAAAACGGTACGGTGGGCCGGCTTGATCTCACCCGGTATATACCCCAATATTCCGGAAAGGCCCGGGGAGGCTCCCTGAGCGAAAGTACAGGAGCTGAGACTACCGGAATATTGCGGGAAACTTACGACCCCGAATTCAAACGTCTCTTGCAGGCTAATCTGGAAATGATGAAAGCCCTCAAGGAAAAGAAAATAGAAATCCCCTGGTATGGCAAGGGGGGAATTGATGAGAAAATGAAAAAAGCAACAAAATACGAACGTCAGATATCAACAAGATCATGAGCCTGAAAATAATTATCGACGGGAAGGAAGCCGCTTTGCCTGCCGACACGGAAGTCTGTCTCAAATTACACAACTATTTCTTCGAAGACCGGGATAACGACGCCACCTATCCCATTACCCTGAACCTGAATGCCAACCGCCATATATTCGGATATCCTGAACGGATATCAGAGAAAATACACCCCACAGAATATGCGGCCGCCATTTTTTTCGGTCCTTATTGCCTCCTGCGCGGCAAATGCATCATGACCGACTTTACGGCAGACGAAATAGAAGTGTTCCTGACCGAAAGCCAGACCTCTTTCTGGGAAAAATGCAATGCAAAGCTTACCAGCCTCGATCTGGGAGGGGAAAATTTCACAGACCTGCAGGCAATGATGACAGCCTTTACAGAGAGTCTGCACGGCGGAAAAGATTACATCGTATGCCCGCTGTACGATCCGTATGTCAATAACATATATCTTAACCTATGGATGCCTTTTTACAATTATCTGACACCGGTAACCGATACAAATTCTGCATTTAAAACCCAGGCCAGTGAAAACAGCAAATGCCTGTTCGCTCCCTTCATCCGGCTTAATAGCCTGATTGAAAAAATTGCCACTGCCTTAGGGTACACGGTCGTACGAAACGATCTTATCCGGGACAACCAATTCAAGGATATAATTGTCGTTTGCCGCAACAATGCGATGAATCCACTCAACCTTCGGCCCAATTTCAGGTATGCCGACCGGGTACCGGATATCAAAACATCCGATCTGATACTCGAAATTGAAAACAAATTCGGATGCCGCTTTTTTGTGGAAGAAAGTTCTAAAAGTATTTCCATACTTTCCCTGGATTATTCAGACGCTTATCACGAAGTTACAGTCACCGACAGCTGGCAAAAACATATCCTGGACAAAGAAGACCAAAACCAGGGATTTGTTTTTACTGACAAAGAAATTCCTGACAAATATCTTGAAAAGTACTATGAAAACGATGATCTGAACCGTATAACAGGTAATGAAGAAAATGCCGAAAAAATAGAATGCATTTCCGCTCCGGTAGGCTGGAGCAGTACCAATATCACTTTAGGTTATATACATCACATGGCTGTTGCCGCCGATTACGACAACGATCAGGCATATTTAAAAAATATAAGGGAAGAACTCCGCTTCGCCATCTACCGTGGTTATATTAAATATGATCCCGATTCGGTAACAACCGGCAACACTTACTACCCCTACCCCATTGCTACTCCCGAACCGATATCTTCCGGAAAAAACAATATGTCGCTCCTGTATTGGGGCGACGGAAATCTATACGACAAATATCTCCGGAACTGGGTAGAAATAATGTTGCAGATCTGTTCAGAAATGGAGTTTCAACTGGAAAACAAACTGACATACCTGAGTAATCCCCAACAACTTTTCTCAAAGATCTTACTGATAAATAACAAAAGATTCAGATGCTATGAACAGGAAATCAAATTAAACCAGGATTATATCACCGAATACCTGATCAGGTGTTATCCGGCCTGATTGTCCTTTATATCCGTAAAACCAGTCATTATTTTTAAGTAAAAATAAAGCCATGACTATTGTACAACAACCCGACTCCCTGAGTTTCTGCGGCAATCTGAAAGATTTTATCATAACAGGAGAATCAGAGCTTTCTTTCTCCCTTTATTCAGGTAGTACAATCCTGATCGCTGAAACTTATACCGCTTACAACAACAAAATCATAATACCTTGTAAAAAAGTTATTGAACAACAATTTACTATCTGCCTGCCGGATACCGATGTTTTTGTACAAACAAGGGGAGTACTGGATTTTAATGCACATATCGGAGACACAACTGTATCTTTCAGAGTAATCAAAGGAGGTATAGGTGATGCCGCCGAAGTTTCAACTGTTTTCCTGAAATCGCAATTTCTAACCCTTCAGCCCCAGCAAAAACAAACTCTCACCTGGCAACCTGAATTTTTAAACTATTACACACAGGAACAGTGCCGCTTAAAACTCCGGGCTTATTTTGCCGACGGCACTAATGAAGAAAAATATATAGCCGACATGGAAACCGGAAAGTTATATACCATTGATCTGAGCTTTCTGAAAGTCAACGGCAAATTCGAAAAACAGGTCGGCTATTATGATGCGTGGATCGAAAATACAGCAGGTAACCGTCTGACCTACATCCAACGGTATATATTAACCCACCCAAAAGATAATTCACAAATTTATGTCTTCGAAAATACGCTCGGAGGATTGGATTCCGTTTGTTTTACCGGACTTTTCTCAGAAAAATTGGAAACTAACGGTAATATCACTACGATAAACGACGAATCATCAGATTCAGACATAGATTTTTCTGTAATCTACGAACAGAATACAGGGTATATTCCCACTTTCGAATATATTCGTTGGCTTCGGGGCTTCTTTCTATCCTGTCAAAGGTATCATGTCACTGACTCTTTCCGGAAGATCTATATTGAAGAGTCAGAAAACACGTTCAGGCTGACAGAACTGAACAGTTATACATTCGAGTTCCGTTATTCTTTACAGAGTAAATATGATTTTGTCACCCGGAATCAGGAGATGCTCCCCGAATTACTCGAATTTCCGGCCGGTGATGAACTTTTTTTTTTAGCCCCGCGATTATCTGAGTTTCCGATCGCCGCCATTGCCGATGATCTGGTATTACCGGCACAATTCTCTTTTGAAAACCAATGGCGGCGAATTTCCATAGCAGCAATTATTCAGGCAGCAATCAGTGCTTCCATCGATGCCACTCTGGATAATATCGACCTGACTGATTATTGGAAGAAAGAAGAATTAGTACGCGATGAACTTTACCTGAAATTTCTGGATAAAAAAATCAGTTCCGGCTATGCCGATAAAGCAGGTAATTCTGAAAAATGGAATGACAAACAAATGTCTGAACTTTTGGATCAACCCGTCAGGAAGACAGACAGCGTACAATTCAAACAAGTAACAGCGGAT